GCCTACTTCGGTGGTCGCACTGTTGAGAAAGTAATGGAGAGCCGCAAATGACAAACCTAACCCCAAACTTCACACTCGAAGAATTGACCCACACTGATCACCGCGAGTTGGACAACACACCAACGACGGCTGAAAAGTGCATCATTGACGGCAAAGAAGTCATGGTCAATGCCTACGAGAACCTGCCACGCTTGGCCAACTTCCTCGAGCAGCTCAAGGTCATCTTGGGCGGCAAGCCAATCATGGTCAACAGCGCATTTCGCTCTGAGTCTGTGAACACCGCTGTCGGCTCAAAGAACACCAGCGATCACCGTCGCGGTTGTGCTGCTGACATTCGTGTGCCCGGCATGACCCCTGATGAAGTGACCAAGGCGATCATCAACTCAGACCTGCCTTATCAGCAAGTCATCCGTGAGTTTGACCGCTGGACCCATGTGGCCATCACCACCAATGACAGTGACATCCCCAAGAAGTCCAAGCTGATCATCGACAAGTCAGGTACTCGCGCCTACGCTTGACCAAGACGGCACACTGACCCACGTAGTTCGCTGAGGCTTGTACTCAGGCTGCGTGGGTTTTTCTTTGGCCGCTTCTCTGATCTTCTGGTTGGCCAGCTTCTGTTTAGCACGCTGCTTCTTGGCTTCTGCCTGTCTAGCGATGGCCCGTTTCTGAGCATCTGCCTGCTTGTCGTCAATCACCACAGCACCTTCAAACTCAGCAGGCTTAACGGCATTGGCAGGCACAGCCACACAGCACCACAAAGCGTTGTAGGTACGCGCTCCACTTTTGGAAGGTATGAACTTGACGATGTAGCAGCCGTAGGTGCGCCGTAGGCACGCTAAAACCAGATCCATGGGTGAATCCACCAACTTCGATATTTCACGCACTGTGAGGCCCTGTGGATTGGCAAGCAAGACTTCACGAGTGCGTTCCCCAAATGACGTTCTCATTTCAAACTCCCTTCTGTTGACGATATTGTTTCACTGCGTTGCGCAACCCTGCCTGAGTTGTGGCCTTCTCGTCGAGTGCCAGTGCCTGCGCTTGGTCCAATGTGTCGCGCATCAAGATGCGATGGCAGATCACAGGCACACCCTGACCTTGGCGGCGCACGCGGGCGTTGAACTGCTCGTACAGATCCAGTGACCAGTTGAGGCCATACCACACCAAGATATGGCCGTTCTTTTGCAGGCCGTCGATACCGTGACCCATTGATGCTGGGTGGCCAATCATCAAGGCACAGTCACCAATGGCCCAGCGATGCATGGCGTTCATCAAAGACGCCTCGGTCTTGCACTCGGTCAGGTTGATCGGGCGCAGGTCCTTGAACTTGGTCATGATGCGTTCAGCGTCAGATCGGTAGGCGTAGGAGCACAGCACCGGCGAACCCTGAGCCTCGTCCAGTATCTCCTCGAGGGCATCGAGCTTGAGGTCATGCACCGGCTCCCACAGGGGCATCCCAGCCACGGGGTACATGGCCCCATTGCTGAACTGCAAACACTTGCCGGTGAGCGAGGCTTGGTTAAACACCTCGACCGTGCTGCCGCTGTCCAAGGTCAAGAAGAACTCCTTCTCCATGCGCTCATACTTGGCACGCAGATCATCGGGCATTTCGATCTCGATGTTGTTGACCATCAGGTCTGGCAGTGGGTTGTAGTCCTCCGCGCTCATCTCGAGTGTGATGTCACCGATCAAGTGTTTGATCGTGCTCTCGGTGTCGTCATAGGGCACTTCTTTGTAGGGACCTGCTTTGCGGTAAAACCGGGTGCGGAAGGCCGTCTTCGATGTGCCGAGGCGCTGACCCTTGTCCACCACGAGAAACTGGCCGTGCAGGTCCTTGTAGCCGTTTGACGCAGGTGTGCCAGTGAGACCCGTGGTCCATGTGAAGTGGTCCAGTATCTTGCGGGTAGCCTTGACACGGTTGGTCGTGCTGTTCTTCATTTTGCTGATCTCGTCCCACACGATGCCATTGAACGGCAGCGGCTTGTCCTTCTTGACAAAGTAGGTTTGCAAGGTCTCAGCCATCCACTGTAGGTTTTCGTAGTTGATCATGTAGATGTCAGCATCACGAAGCAGGGCACGCGTGCGCTGATCCCTTGTACCTGTGACCATGCTGAATCGCAGGTGCTTGGTGTGCTCCCACTTCGCAGCCTCTTGACGCCACACAAGTCGGATGACTCGGATCGGGGCCACGATGATCACGCCGCGCAGGAAGCCGGTGCTGATCAGGTGTGATAGCGTGGTCAGTGTGATGACGGTCTTACCCAGACCCATGTCCAACCACAACATCGAGTTGGGGTGTGAGCACTGGAAGTTGACCGCTTTCTTTTGGTAGTCGTGCAGCAGGTTTGGGGTCAGCATGTTCGCATCCACTCAACCAGCATCAGGTCAACCATGACTTTGCCTTCATCTACGTTGTCAATCACAAAAACACTTACTTTGTGTTCGCGGAGTATGTGGTGCTCTCGTTCTTGCGCACCAGTTGGTTTAGCACCCGCACGCTTAAATTCACAGAACCACACGCGGCCATCAGGCGCGATGAACAAACGATCTGGCACAGCAGCCCGTGCGGGGCTGGTGAACTTGTAAGCAAGCACACCCTTTGATCTGGCGTATTCACAGACTTTGGATTCAATTTGTTTTTCGAGCATTACTTCACACCTTTATCGTCTAGCCACAACATGAACAACAGACAGCAGCCAGCGTGAGCCAAGTGATGCAGACCGCTCTCGGGGTCACGCTTCTCACCATCACGCCAAGCATGCACATGACGCATCAGTGCATCGTAGTAACGCTCTGGGCCACGGTCCACATGCTGCCAGTTGTTCTCTTTGTACTTGGCTGCACCGAACTCAAGCACCTGAATAATTTGCTGCACTGTGTTGGTGGGCAGCAAGCTCCACCGAGGTTTGGAACCATCGAACTTCATACCGAAACCAGACATACCTTCTCCATTCACTTGAGGTGCGGGAATTTTTATTTCTTTCAAGCCAGCCCCAAACATAGCTTCTCCACTTCTCGAACGTAATAGTCAAAGTCCACCGGCAGCTTGCCAGCATCCTGAATGTTGTTGCAGGGTTGCACACCCCAACCAGACTCAATGCCCATCTTGCGCCACTCGTGTTTGCCCTTGAGCGGTGGCATGTACTTGAACAGTCGACCACCACCCTGTGCGATGTAGTAGCGCGTGATGTTCTGCAACTGCTGAGGCTGTTGACCCTCGTACTCGATTGACAGGTAGCTGCTGCGTGGCACTTTGGTGCGCAGCATGAAGTCCATGATCTCAGGCCACTGCTCCACGGTCTCACGAATCGGTGCGCCGTCAACCAAGACCTTCTCGGCAACCTTGGCCACTACCAACGCGCCATGGTTTTGATGCCACTCCATGTCGTATTCGTAAGCACCCTTGCGCTTGACCTTACCGTTCTCATAGACCGCGATATAGTTGTTCACGTCACGGATCATCATGGACTTGTAGATCGCCTCCTCAAGCTCCAGACCGGTCATCTTCTCCCATGCCTCACGAACAAGATCGATCTTGTGTTTGTTGTCACGGTGGGTGCGCACGGTCAAGCCGTCAGTGTTCACCTGAATCAACTGCAAGCCATCGATCTGCATCAGGTGCTCTGCGAGTTTGCACAGCAGCAGCTGACCATTCAGCGTGATGCTCATAGTGAACAGCGGGTCGTAGAACACGCTGAACTGGTTATTGCTGTCACCGTACACACCGTTCAATGCCAGCTTGAGCATATCGTTCTCTGCGCTGCCTTTGGCGTATGTCTTGCGCTGTTCATACAAGTGCTTGTAGATGTCGCAGAAGGTCTCGCCTAGATGCTGTGGAAAAAAGCGATTAGTAATAGCAAGGTTTGGATAGTAGCTACTGACATCCAAATCAACAACAATGAAGTCGGCGTCCGATTCAACAATTTCCGATTCAATAGAACCGTGGATGCCACCAAGACCAAACACAAACTCGAAACCATTAACACGAGCTGTGACATCTTCAAAGACTCCCTTTGTTTCAGTGATGATCTGACTCTTGAGCCAGTTGAGTACACGGGTGAACTCAGGTTGTGTGAACTCGATCCATGGCAGGATGGCATCGTTGAGCGCGATTGATGCGCGTCTGGTCTGGCGTGGTGTGCGACCGTGCGGGCCGAAGTCGTACAAAGACACACCAGCCTCTTCGAGCTTCATTGCGAAGTAGTCCTTGCCAATCTTCGTGTCGTTGTGGTTCATGAAGTCGCGCTGATACTTGTGCGTCAGCTCTTCACGGAACTTGATCATGTCCAGCGTGTGAAAGTAGAACGCCTTGGTCTCATGCACGTCATGCTTGTTGTATTTCTTGAGCACGGGAATCTGCTCAAGCGTGAGGTCTGTGCCTACCTTGAATGGCAGGTCTTCAATGTTGTCGCTGCGCATGTTGAACTCAAGAACCTTGAGGCCGGTGGCGCGTGCTTTGTTGTCGAAGTGGTGAATCTTGTACAGGTCAATCTGCTCCACAAAGCGGTCAGCAGGTTTGACGTTGTGCATCCACTTCGCATCACCATCTTGGCCGTTGATGATGGCCATGGCTTTGTCGTATAGGGTGCGTGCATCACTGAAGCCCATGCGAATGAGCGTGTGGACCACGGGGTAGTCAAAGCCTAGGGAGTTGAACCCGATCATGCGGGCGTTGGTGTTCTTGAGGTAGGTCAAGAATTCGATGATTTGTTTGCTGTCGTTGCGATGATCGCTGATCTCGAACATCCATTGCAGCGGTGCATCAGCGTGCTCCACGGCCAGCGTGAAGACGTTGGGATATGTCTCAATGTCAAAGATGAAGTCATTACTCATTACTGTTACCGGTTAGGTGGGGATCACGCGAGACTGTAGCTCCATAGTTAAAAATGGATTCGCGCGACCCCCGATTACATTACTGACCTAAGAATGATGGCAGGCCGGGCATCGCTGGAGCAGCGGCAGCAGGAGCTGCACCGAAGCCAGCAGGCGCACCAGCAACAGCACCAAACAAGTTTGATGCGTCAATGTTGCCTTCACCAAACGCTGTGTCATCACCGGCAAACTGCAAGGCAATCAAGTCGCAGCGGATGCCACGACCATGAGTGTTTTCTTGCAGCCATGGCTTCACAGCAGCATTGACACGACAGCCACCGTACATCTTGCGAGTCAGTTGCTGGTATGCCATTGTGTTGGCTGGGTCCACAGGTGTACCGTCAGCTTGAATGATCTGAGGCGGTGTGTCACGACCGGCACTGATGAAGAACATATTGGGATAGCCATCGTATGGCAAGAAGGTCTTTTTATTGATCTTCTCTTCACCCATACCGAAGCAGCGTGACTTGCGGTCTTGCTGGATCATGCCCATCACAGTTTGTGCGTGCTCTTTCCACTTCTCCAAGGCCATCGCGCTGTATCGTTGCATGAACTGGGACAGGCCAGCATGATCCTTTGGCATGATGAACTCGGCGTTGTAGCTGATACGCTCTTTGCCGGTTTGTTCGTTGATCTTTCGCTGTGGCTCAGTGATGTGAGGGAAAGACAAACGGACGTTCGAGAGAAAAATTACATCTGACATTTTTAATTACTCCAATTTACGATAACCATGCTGGCAGCGTTTCGGCTGCTGGCGCTTCAACTGCACTGAACATCGGTGCAGCGTTCATGACAACCGCAGGGCGGCTATCAGACTCGGGGACGACAGTCAACTTGCCTGCCATCTTCACAACGTACTCTTGATCCAGTGTTTTCAACTGGCGGTCCGAGAGTTGTTTCTTGATCTTCTCACCTGCTTTGGTGGCTTCCCATGTGAGCTTCTCGGCCTTGGCTGGTGACACCAGCTTGGTCTCGTAGACTGCACCTTTGGGCACACCCATTTTAATGAGCTTCTCTGCGATCTGATCCTCTGGCAATGACCATGCGCGTGAGCCACGACCATTGACGAGCTTGAGACCCGGAATAGTCACACCACCATTTAAGCGGCGCAGTGTCTCAGCTTCGACAGCCTCGAGGAATTGACGCATCAGGGGAGCACCCTCCATGATCTGACGAAGTTGCTGGTCGTCCATCTTGGCGGGGTCTTTGTCGGCAGCTTGCTGCGCGATCTCAGTTGTTTGTGTTGTGACCGGTTGGAACATCACACCTACACCTTCCATTACGTTACTTGCCAACGCAGAGCATGAACCCTTGGCGCGGCAGAATTTACATTGACTTTCACCCGGTACAAGTGGTGCATCTGGTTTGTCAGTTGCAGCAGCTTGGAGGATGATCGTACCCATGTTGTCTAACAGCGACCTTACGGTAACCGTGTGCGATGTGATGGGCTTCATACCCTTCAACGCCAACTTGGGTTGGATGATCGTCATGCGAACAAACTCGAATGGATAAGCACCGTTAACGGGCAGCTTGTAGCCTGCCAGCACACCGTAAGCGTACTGCTCAAGCTGCATGTTGCCTTCTGCGCTAACGATGCCCATGCCATCTTTGTAGTCGATCAACTCAAGCGTGTCGCCTGCGATGATTTGAATGTCGACTGTGCCTGACAAGTCATCACGACCCAACAGGAACGCAGGGTCAACACGGGTCTCACTGATGACCTTAAACATACCACCCATGGATCGCTCCATGATGTAGTCGTAGGCCACCTTCACACGTTCAACGCGACTTGCATCGACAGTGAACTCACCCTCGTGATCTGTCAAAGTTAAGCCAATGAACGCTGCTGGTTCAACTGGCTCACCCTTGAAACATTGCTCGAGCAGTGTGTGGCTGTGAGTCCCGTCAATGGCGGCAGGGCCACCACCTTGCTCGGGGTACTTGGCTTCCTCTCGAATCGAGCCGGGGCACAAGGCCCAGCGGCTACGCTTTGAGGGGGACAGTTGTGCGTGGGTGGTCATGCCTTGAGAGCTTCCACACCAGCGAACAATGCAGCATAGTGCTCAGGCTTCACATCGTTGATGTTCTGGTAGCCGAGGTTGCCCAACACGCCTTGGATCATTGCACCCTTGGTTGCGCCGATCTCTTTGTAGACACCCATGACGTACTGGATCAAGCCAGCGCCATCAGTGAACGGTGCGCCACCGGCAACGGGTGCAGCAACAGGTGCGGCCACTGGTGCAGCGAATGTGGGCATCGCAGGCATCACGGGTGCGGCAGCCACTGGTGCTGGAGCAGCAACGGTAGCAGTCACTTGTGGAGCCACAGGTGCGGGAGCTTGCGCAACAGGGGCAGCAGGTGCTACATTGATGCCTTCAATTTTTGCAGTCAATGCAACGACAGCGGCAGCGAGGTTTTTGATTTCGAGTTCAAGAGACATGGTAGAGACTTTCTTTACTGTTTACGGGAGGTTGAATTACAAGGCGGTCTTCATTGAACGCCTCGACGATTTCACGAAGCACGTTTGACGGTGTGCCGAACTTCTGTGCTTTGGTGTGAAATTTGGTGCGCGTCTTGTCTGTCACTCGGACAACAAGAAACGATGATTTGATTTTTGTAGGCTTCATAAAATAAATTCTTGATTCGTTGAACAAAGTATAACATCATCTGATACACTTGCGTCAACAAATTTAAAAATTTATTTTGGAGATTGATATGACAGTTGTTGGAACAGTCGAAGAAGCTGGCGAACTCAAGAAATTTGAGTTACCTCAAGAAGTCCTATGGATTGCTGTTTACAAATATCAGGAAACTGGCGGTATTTGGTCAACGATGGCGTTTCATGAAAGAGCTAAGTTAATGGAGTGGCTCAGGTATCCGTCAGTTGGACCATTGCATGGTGTTCGCATCTACTCGATAAAACTGTAACAAAAGAAAAAGCCCTGACTTTGTGAGGCAGGGCTTTAAAGGAGAACTCATGAACAAGTTGACAACTGCGGCTGTCGGAAGAATTATATGACACTACCAAATCAAGTGCAACAACACCCAGCATCAGTGGACGCCTACATCCGTCATGGTTGGTCTCTTGTGCCCATCCCCATGGGTACTAAGGGTCCACGCACACCCGGCTGGAACATCCGCGAAAACGCACTGCGCTCACAGACAGACCTGCCACCCGGCTACGGTATCGGTTTGGCACACGCATACAGCGGCACGATGGCACTCGACATCGACAGCTGGCCCTTGGCCACCACCATGCTGCACGCTGCGGGCATCAATCTCGAAGAGCTTTACAACGCACCCGATGCGGTGGTAGTCGACTCAGGCAAACAAGGCCACGGCAAACTGCTGTACCAGATGCCCTTTGGTTTGGCCCTCCCATCGAAGAAGATTCTGCAAGGCAAGGTCACGGTCTATGAGCTGCGCTGCGCCACGGCCAACGGTCTCACTGTGCAAGATGTCCTGCCCCCATCCATTCACCCTGAGACATTGCAACCCTATCGCTGGGCAGGCAAGGGTCACTGGATGCGCTTACCCGTAGCACCACAGGCTTTGCTTGATCTGTGGCAGGGCATGCTCGATCAAGACAAGCAGCGTGTGGTCGCCACCGGCGATGCAGTTGACGCATCATGGGAAGAGATTCGTCTAGCCCTTGAGCACGTCAGCCCCGATGTTTCCCGCGACGAGTGGGTCAACATTGGCATGGCCCTGCACTGGGCGGGCACACAGACCAACCAGCTCGATGCAGCCATGAGCTTGTGGAATGAGTGGTCAGCACAGTCACAAACCAAATACCCCGGTGAGCGCGAGATCATCACGCAGTGGGTCAGCTTCAAGACCGACAAGGCCACCGCTGTCAAACTGGGCACGCTGTTCCACATCGCACGCCGCCATGGATGGACACGCCCCGAACCCGATGTGACTGCGCTCTTTGCAGCCGTGGACACGCCACCCATGAAGCCTGTTGACGTGCATCAAGGGCTGCGCCCACCACCACCTGACATCGATCTGAGCTTGTGGCCATCGATCTTGGCCAAGCGTGCGCAAGAGGTCAGCGATGCCGTGGGCTGCGATCCACTTGTGCCCCTGTTTGCTGGCATGTCTGCTGTCTGTGGTGTTGCCGATGCACGCATCCGACTCGAGTTGATGGAGGGCTTCAAGGTCCCACCGATCCTGTGGCTCATGACCTTGGGCGATCCAGCTGACAAGAAGTCACCCGGCTCACGCCCCATGCTGTCAGCACTCAGGGAGATCGAAGCAGAGGATCGCCCACGCTACCAAAAAGAGTTGCTCGATTGGGAGGGCAAGGAGGCCGCCTACGCGGGGGCCAAGAAGGCGTTCCTCGACTTCGCTGCGTCACCAGAGGCCATGATGACCAACGCGGCCATGCCCACGGTCCCAGAGATGCCGCCGCAGCCAGTGCCGCTCAAGATCACGGTCTCAGACATCACGTCACAAAAACTTGTGCGCCATGCTGCCGAGCGACCACGGGGTCTGCTATGCTATCTGGACGAGATGAACTCGTGGATCAGAAAGCTGACCGACAAAACCAGTGGGGAAGACCGCTCAACTTGGGTCGTCAGCTACGAGTCAGAATCATATGAGATGGATCGCGTTGGTGCAGGCTCGATCCATTGCGACAATTTGGCCGTCAGCATCTACGGCAACATCCAACCCACAGTCTTCCGTCAGAACCTCGCATCGTTGGCCAGTGACGGCCTGTTGCAGCGTTTCATACCTGCTGTGTTGCGCGGCAACAAGACCAAGCTAGGCAACCCCATCCCCGACTTCATGACCAGCCGTGCCCAGTGGGACCAGACGCTGCGCATGATCTACTCGCTGCCTGCACTCACCTACAAACTCAGCCCAGAGGCATATGCCGAGTACCGCGCGTTCCAAGGGTGGTATGAGTCAGCCAAGCAGGATGAGCGGTTGCTGCAATCGTCCGATGTGTTCATGACCGCATTCGGCAAGCTCGAAGGCACTGCCGGCCGATTGATTCTCATGTTCCACATGATCGAATCGCCCTACGAAACCCATGTGTCTGTGGACGTTGTGAAGCGCGTCATTCGCTTGGTCAAGACCTACCTGATCCCTGTGTTCCGCTACGCCTTGGGCGAGGTTGTGGGCGCGTCATCGTTTGATGTCTGGGTGACCGATCACATCATCCACCACTGCGACAAGCCAACTGTGACCCTGTCCGATCTCAAGCGATCAGCACGCAGACAGATGGACGGCCAGAGCGTGTGGCAGCAGGACCAGATGGTGCTGGGTGCGATGCAGGTGCTCGAGGGTGTGGGCTGGGTCATGCGCTTGGACGATGGCACAAAAGAAAACCAGCACTATGCGCTGTGGGCTATCAACCCAGACTTGGCCACCAAATTCAAAGACCACCGCGAAGAGGTCATCAAGGCCAAGCAGCGTCAGATGGATGAGATTTACAAACTCAGCAAGAAGGACAAGCCGAAGGTGTACGGGGTTGACGACCTAGAATGAGAAAAGGGACCACATGGTCCCTTTTTTAATCCAGCCACACTATGTCGAACAGTAGCATGAGCAGGGCGATATAGAACACGTCCATCAGCTACGTGCCTCCCGTTTCAGTTTGGGCAGTGGTGCCCAGTGGGTGTAGAAGTCACCTTTGCCATGGTACTCACCATACATGGCCACACCACCCCTGCCAAGCAGCTGCACCTTGGCCCCACGGGGGCAGGTCTCAATAGGTTGCCAAAAGTAATTGTGGTCCACGGCTGCCACACCGGTGCTGTCGATCTGGGTCACAGTGGAGCCTCCTCGAAGTTGTCAGGGTTAAACCGTGGCACACGGGTGCCTTGGTCCTTGGGGTTGGGAAATGGAGGAAAGGGCCAGCTCACTGCATCTTCTCCTGTGCTGCGTGTGGGTCCATGTGCATCATCTGCTGGAAGTAGATGGCGAACGATGCGCGGGTGTCGGCAGGGAAGGGCATCTGGTTTACACGGTGCATGGCCTCCTGCATGGCGCTGTTCCAGCCAGACAAAAACACGAACTTGGCCGCATCGGTGGGCTTGAGTCCGAGGTCACCGTACAGACGGTCGTAGTGGTCTAGTGCGTTCATTTTGTACTCCTTTAAATGTACAGAGAAATTATTGATTACATTTTTAGATTTCACGAATGGGTTTTTGAAATCTGATCGGACATCTTGACCCGCCCCCATAATTTTCAGCAGCCAGAACTTTTCGACTTTGCATTTGGCTGGGCAAATTGGTTAAGGGTAGGGGTTTTCACCTATACAAGAAAATCCGGCCAAAAGATCAACCCTGAACCTCGCCCACGGGCGCGGGGGCGCGGCGGCGGCGCGGCGCGGGCTTGGCGGCCACGGGTGCAGGCTCGGCCAGCTCGGCCAGCGCGGCGCGGGTTTGCAGCAGCTGGGCGGCTTCGCGGGTGATTTTGGGCAGTGGTGGCGGCGGTAGCAGGGCGGCCGCGTGCAGGTCAGGGGCTAGGGTTTCGACGATGGCCAGCACGGCCAGCAGGCGGGCGGCCACGGCGGGCGGTGTGCGGGTCCCGTTTTGCCACTTGGTCAGGGTGTGCACGGGCACGCCGAGATAATCGGCCAATGCTTGGGTGCTCAGGTTCAGGCGCTGGGCGATGGCGGCCAGCTGGGTGGGGGTTACTTTTTCGGGTGTCATGGGTCAGGCTTTCAGGGGGTCTAAAAAAGCCCCTAGGCGCGGGCCTAGGGGTGGCGGGTTACTCGGTCACGATGTCGCGCACGGTGGCCACGGCGGCCGCTGGGTCCGGTGGCCGGTCCACGGCGCGGGCTATGCGGTCGAGTTGGTCACGGCGCAGGCTTAGGCGGTCGGCCATTATTCGCAGGTGGTGGCCTTCGCAGGCGTCAGCGGCGCGGATCAGCTCGGCGTCAGTTAGGCGGGCGTCAAAATAGGCCATCAGGTGCGGGCCTCAGCTCGGCCGCGCTCGATCAGGGCGCGGGCGTCCGCGATGTCGCGGGGGTGTTCGCTCGATAGCATGGCCCGCAGGACCTCGGCGCGGGCGCGTGCGGCGTCCACGGTCTCGGCCTTCTCATATCGGCGGCCAGCTTCAATGTAGGCGTGCTCGGTGTGGTTCATTGGGTCACCTCGCGCACGGTCTCAATTGTCCAGTCGTCATTGTCTTGCGCGGGGGTGAAGTCGCCCCCGTCCATGTCATGGGCTAGGCGCTCGGCCTCTTCTTGGGTCTCAGCCTCAATTTCGGCGGTACAGTAGCTCACATAGGATGCGGTAATTTTGAATTTTTTCACAGTGTGCCCCCTTCTATGTCGAATAGGTCAAAATCTTGGCCAATGATGGCCAGCGCTTCATCAGCGGCACCCGCGCGGCGGCGCTCGGACATGCCTTTGATCTCTTCAAGGGTGGCCACGGCCAACCCTAGGGCACGTTGTAGCGCGTCGATGCGTGCGATCAGGGCGGCGCGGTCAGTGTCGCCTGCAATATAGGCTAGGCGCTCGGCTTCGGTGGTGGTCAGGGTTTGGTGTGTCATGGTGTCAGGCTTTCAAAATTGGAATTACTCGGCGGGCTTTGGCGTCAGTCACGCGGGCGCGGCTCCCATGGGCACGGAATCCGATAATTACGCCACGGTCAGCGCGGGCGCATAGTCCGCAGGTCGCGCAGGTCACCCCCTCCCGAGTTTGGGCAGGGCAGACAATGATTGTCCGGCCCGCTGGGGTGTAGCTTTTCTCGGGGGTGTCCATGGGCACGATGGCGGCCACGGGTCCACAATCGGCCTCGGCCAGCGTGTCGGCCTCGCCTGCATCATCAGCGCTCAGGTTCACAGTAAACCCCCAGCGGGTGGCGTGCGCCGCCCACGTCAGGGCCTCGGCGCTCTTTTTGTGGGTGTACGTGAACCCACGGCGGCCAATATTCGCGGCCACTATTTCACCCAGCGCGGCCGCGTCGACGGTCTCCCCCTCGCCCATTAGATCCCCTGCGACGTTATGCCGCCACAGTTGACCCTCGGGCAGCGCGGCCACGGCGTCGCACAGTGCGGCCAGATCCCCGCCTCGCTGGGTTACTTTGTCCCACGTCATGCGGGTGTAGTAGTCCTCGGCATAGCAGTCGGCGCGGTAATGTGGGCAGCTGGGCGGGCAGGTTTCCCGCTCACTGTATGTAACGGGAATCGGGCCGGTTTTGCTGTTGGCCGAGATTTTGACGAAGTGATAACGGGCACTCATGCGAAACGCCCCCTAGAAATATCCTCGGCGCGGTCGGCGTCGAAATATAGGCCACGGATCATAAGATTTTCGGCCCCGAATAGTTTAGAAGCTCCACAGTGTGGGCAGTCGTCGCGCTCGGCGTCAGGCTCGACGCCCTCGACGGTCTCCCCGCAGCTCAGGCAAAATCCGGCGGTGTTCTCCCCCTCGATGATTTCAGTCAGCAGGGCGTCACTCGGCATAAGTTGAATGTGGCCGCTCTTGGCGCGGTATTGTTTGACGTGGTCCATGGTTTTAGCCTCCAATGTGTGAAACGATCAGGCGGCCAGCAGGCACGCCGGTGCGGGAAACGATAGCGGCGGCCACTGGGTCGACGTTCAAACCCTCGGCCACTTTGCACGCGTCGATTGTGCGAAGCCAGCCGAAGCCGGACCAGCGGCCATTAGATTGACGGCTCACCTCGCACCAGTTCTCACCCCATAGCAGGCGAATTTCAGAATGCCCACGGGCGGCGCTCAGTTTTGCGGCCTTGATGCACTGGGCCAGCGATGGGCGGCGGCCAGTAAAATTGATTTCGTCCATTATTTTGCCCCCTTGCGTGCACCGATGCGCACCACTGAATAGGGCATGCCGGTCTCGGTAAACTCACCGATCAGGGCCTCAGTCGCGCCTAGGTGCTCGGCCAGCGCTCGCCAGTTGATCAGCTCACGGCCCACGCAGTGGCTCACAGTGGCGCGGAATAGCTCCCCGCTAATCTCAGGCTCACCGGTCAGGATTAAATCAGCCTTTAGGCTCTTTTCTAGGTTTTCAAGCTCGGCCAGCTCGGCCTTTAGGTGGCCTAGGCGGTCGACGATCTGGGCGGGTGTGAATTCGTGTTTCATGGTTTCCTCTTTTACGGTTACGGGTTACAGGGTCAGGGGATGGGGTCAGGCGGGCACGAAAAGCACGCCGAAATAATGCAGCAGCAGCACGGCCAAAATGGCCCCGAGTATCGCGCCTGCGAAATACTCATAAAAGCCGGTTTTAAATGGCAGTGGCTCGGGGGTGTAGTTTTCGCGGTGTGGGTTTTTGTCGTGCATGGTTTAGGCTCCTTGAATTTTGTCAGCTTGATTGATCAGCCAGTCGGTATCAGATACGGGAAAATCCGAGCAATCGATCTCACCCAGCACATAGTGCGGCGGGTTTTTCTCATTGTGCAGCTCGGCCACGTCGAATTGGCGGCCATACATCAGGACAATTTGAGCGCGGGCGATAACTGCATTTGCAGCAGTGGCGCGGGCGTGCTCTATGCGGCCGGTGCTTTTGTTTTTTAGGGTGTATTCGTATTGGTTCACGGTGCGGCCCTCATGCGATGAATTCAGGGTGTGCGGTGCAGCTCAGGCGCTGGGCTGCAGCTCTCAGGGCCTCAGCGCTTCGCGTGGTGCGTGCGGCGCGGATCATGGCAGACAATGCGCGGGCCACAAAATCAACGCCTAAGCCTGCAGCGTGCATGGCTTCGATGCGGGCCAGCTCTCGGGTTTCTGATTTGTTCATTGGGTTACCTCTTTACAGTTACGGGTTACAGGGTTGCCGGTTTTGGCCGGTGTGACATTATAGGCACAATAAAACCCAATGGGTCAACAACTATTTTTAATAACCCTCTAACCCAATGGGTTATTGTATAAAACCCAATGGGTCACGGTTTCACGGGTGCAGGCTTGGGGGTGTGACAATGTGACTGGGGAGGGGGGTATAGGGTGCAGGATTTTCGGTTTTCTTGTGCTCTTTTGAAAGTGTCGAAAATAACCCCCTCCCGCGCGGAGTCACATTGTCACACCCTCCCGCGCTTTTCGGCCACTTTTGACCCATTGGGTCACGGTTTCAGGGTTTCGGCGCTCTATTTGACCCAATGGGTCAGGAATCAGGGCACCCAATGGGTCAGGGTGGCCGGTTTGCCCGCTCGGGTTTCTGTCACATTGTCACAGGGTGCATTTTCCCCATTGTCACATTGTCACGGCCACAATTTGACCCAATGGGTCACGGCCACAGGGCACCGGCTAACCCGCTGGGTCGATGCTAACCCAATGGGTCGCGGGTGCTGGGTGGCCGTGGTGCAGGTGTGGCCGGTGGCCGTGGTCCCGTGGTGCAGTGAATCAGGCGCGGCCGGTGTGGCCGTGGTGCTCGGCTCCCGTGGCGCGTGCCCTATCTGGGCGGCCGCGCCTTCTGGTGGCCGGCAAAGCAAGGACCGTGCCAAGGGGTGGGGGGACCCCAAGCGCGGCGGCGAGCAATGTCTGGGGTGGTCACCCGGCAACCGTGAATAAAAATTCAAATGAAAACCCATTGGGTTACAGGGCTACACGGCCCCATGGCAGCCCTGTTGCTAAAAATTTTAAAAATTTGTGATACATTTCAGCCATGTCACAACTCGCATTGACCACAGACACCCAGCTCCCTGATTGGCTGCAGGCCCCTGCCTCCAACAAGCAGGTGATCGCCGAGCTTAACCAGACCATGTTCGAGAATATGTTCGAGGTGGCTTTGGTGCGCATCGCCTGCGGGGTCCCGCTCAAGGAAATCTTGGCCGAGGACTTCCGGCAGCCTGAGTATGAGCACTTCCTTCGTTGGATTCACAAAGACGAGGGGCGCAAATCGCGCTACTACGAAGCCCAAGAGATGGGTGCTGAGATGGTCGCCAGCGAGATGCTCGAGATTGCCGATGCCAGCGACTCACTTGAGGACGTGGCGCGATCGACCCTGCGCATCAACACCCGCAAGTGGCTCTTGGGCGTTTGGAACCGCAAGCGCTTTGGTGATGTGAAGCAGATCGAACAGAACGTCACGATTGACATGGGTGCAGCGATGGCTGACGCCCAAAAGCGCGTGGACAACGCACGCACGGTAGATGTAGAAGCTAGGATGGTCCGATGAGTCACAGCCCCACGAACAAAGAGCAGGCGCTGATCACAGACCTGCTCCAGTTTAAGTACGACCCATTGGGCTTTGTGCTCTATGCGTTCCCTTGGGGCGTCAAGGGCACACCACTCGAGAAGCTCAAGGGGCCTAGGTCGTGGCAGAAGGTGGAGTTCGAACGCATCGGGGAGCACATGCTGCTCGATCTCGAGCGCCAGCGCATCGGGCTGGGACCTTCACCGATTTATTTGGCGATTTCATCAGGTCGCGGGATTGGTAAGTCTGCGTTTCTGGCCATGCTCGATATGTGGGTCATGTCCTGCTGGATCGGGGCCACCACCATCGTGACCGCCAACACCGAGACACAGCTGCGCTCCAGAACCATGGCCGAGTTGGGCAAGTGGCACACCATGGCCATCAACCGCCACTGGTTCGAGAAGAGTTCGATGAGTTTAAGACCAGCGAAGTGGTTCGCCCAGCTGATCGAGGCCCAGCTAAAGATGGACACCCAGTATTACTACACCGATGCACAATCGTGGAGTGAAGAGAACCCTGACGCGTTCGCGGGTGCCCACAGCCAGATCGGCATGATGGTCCAGTTCGATGAAGCGTCCGGTATTCCCGACCCGATCTGGCAGGTGACCGAGGGCTTCTTTACAGACTTGGCCCCGTTGCGACTTTGGTTGGCGATCTCGAACCCACGTCGGAACACCGGGCGGTTCTTTGAGTGCTTCCACAAAGACCGTGCATTCTGGGAGACACGCTATATCGATAGTCGAACAGTTGAGGGCGTGGACGGTCAGGTGTACCAGCGCATCGCTGACAAGTACGGCGAAGACAGTGACGTGACCCGTGTCGAAGTGAAGGGGCAGTTCCCCCGCACCGGCTCCAACCAGTTCATCGGCCGCGAGACCGTGCAAGATGCCGTGGAGCGTGAGCTGCAGCCCGACGATGGTGCACCGCTGCTCATGGGCATCGACGTGGCACGCTTCGGCGACGACGAGAGCGTGATCCGCATGCGCCGAGGGCGTGACGCACGCACGATGCCTAAGTTCAAGTACCGTGGCAAGAACACCATGGAGCTGGCCACCGAGGCAGCGACCCTCATCGAACGCTACAACCCAGACGCAGTGTTCGTCGACGGTGGTGGTGTGGGTGGCGGCGTGGTTGACCGTTTGAAGCAGCTGGGCTACCGTGTGATCGAGGTGCAATCAGGCGAGAAGGCCCACGACCCGGAGAAGTACCTGAACAAACGCGCTGAGATGTGGGGCGAGATGCGCGAGTGGTTGACCTACGGCTGCATCGATGACGACCAAGGTCTGGTTGACGACTTGACCGGACCAGAGTATGGTGTCCACCTGAAAGGGCAGATCAAGCTCGAGAGTAAGGACTCCATGAAGAAGCGCGGGCTTGCCTCGCCAGACGATGGTGATGCACTCGCACTGACCTTCGCAGAGCCTGTCGCACGCAGCGACTCGCACATCCTTCGCAAGCGGGCAGGCATGATGGGCCGCACAGCTTCGATGGACTATGATATATTTGCCCAATAATCTAACTGGAGAATATCCATGGGAAACGCAATAAGTAGCGTAACGAAAGCTGTCAGCGGCATCGCTGGTAAGTTGCTCGGTGTTGAACAGCCGAACGTGCCTCAGATGGCAGCACCAACACCACCAACCCCTGCTGAAACACCCTCGGTGGCCACACCAAACGTGCAGGCCGCAGCCCAAGCAGCACGCCGCCGTGAGCGCGTGTCATCTGGCCGTGCAGCAACCATGCTCTCAGAGGGTGGTAGTGGCGGCGGTGGTGGTAGCGCAAATGTAGGCACCAAGAAGCTCTTAGGTCAGTAATCATGAGTAACCTCATATCCAAGGGCGACATGACCAAACTTGAGTTCAAGAGTGGTCCCAAGGAAAAGAAATCTCCTGTTGACGAAGCCAAGGAGTTGGCCGAGGACGCCGAAGAGGGCAAGATTGCCACAAAGCTCTTGGCTCAAATGAGTAAGACATCCGGCAAGGGTGGCGCTGCCGCCAAAGCACTTCTGAGCAAGTAACATGACCGATTCGCACTGGAAACAGCAGTACACGAAGTACGGCACCTACGAGCAAGAGATTGCCCGTGGCAACGTGCGTGGAGCTTACCCAGTGTCGGTCTACGGTAAGTTGACCGCTACCGGTGCGATAACTCGAACACTGGTACAGACACAAGACGGCACAACGCTGCACGTCCCGCAAGGTGTGCAGATGGCGCTGGTCAGTACCAGTGCCAACGACACCGAAGGTGGGTCTGGTGTTCACACCGTAGTGGTCGAGTACCTCAACGGTGACTTAGACCATTCATTCGAGTTGGTGGTCATGAGCGGCACAACGCCGGTCAACATGATTGCCACTGATGTGCGTTGGGTCTACGCTGTCCACATGGCCACAGCAGGCAACGGTGGCGTGGCCGCTGGCAACATCACGGTCACCAATGGTGGCATCACCTACGCTCAAATGGGCACAGGTCAACGCTGTAGCCACTCGTCGTTCTACCGCGTGCCGCGTAACAAAACACTTTACATAAGCTCGATGTATGGTGGCTCAAGCAGCGGTAGTGCTGCGACATCCACACTACTCGAGTTTTGCTCAACTCAAATCGATGGTCTGAACCAACAAGAAACGGGTTTGGTCTACACACAGGCTGGTTTGTCACTGCAAGACAACTCGAGCACGTTGTCGCTGAACGTCCCGCTGCCAGTAATGGCTGGTCACATTGCTGGCTTCATTGCAACCTGCGACAAAGGTGCGACAATCACGGCTGGCTTCATAGGATGGGTCGAATAATGGCTGATGTAGAACAAATTTTGCAGCGTTACCAATCAATCAAGGGCAGTCGCTCTAATTGGGAAACGCATTGGGAAGAGATCGCGGAGCGTGTGCTACCGCGTCAAATGGGCTTCTTGGGCGCACGCACTGACGGCGAGAAGAAGACCCAAAAAGTATTTGACTCCAAGCCAATGATTGCGCTTGAGCGCTTTGCTGCGGTGATGGACTCCATGTTGACCCCACGTCAGCAGAAGTGGCACAACCTGCGCACGACTGACGAAAAGTTGAACAGCAATTTTGAAGTACAAGATTGGTTCTACAAGGTCAACAACATCCTGTACTCGAGCCGCTACTCACCCAAGGCCAACTTCGCTGGTCAAAATAGTGAGCGCTGGACCTCCGTGGGTGCGTTTGGCACTGGCTCGTTGTTCATCGATTTTCAACCGGGTGTGGGTCTGCGCTATCGTTGCGTGAACCTGCGCGATACATATTTCCTCGAGAATCATCAGGGCATGATCGACACGGTTTACCGTGAGTTCAAGTTTACCGCACGCCAAGCTGCACAGCAATGGGGTGAGAAGAACCTGCCCGAGCGCATCATGAAAGCGCTTCAAGAACCGAAGAGTCAAACCCAGACCTTCTCGTTCGTTCATGTGGTTGCGCCGCGCGAAGACTTTGACCCTACCCGTGCAGACGCACGCGGTAAGCCCTATGCGTCCTACTACATCTCGGTCCAAGACCGCGTGTTGGTGGCCCCAGAAGGTGGTTACACGAGCTTCCCATACTCCATCAGTCGTTATGTGACTGCCCCTGACGAGGTCTACGGACGTTCGCCAGCGATGTCGGCCCTGCCAGACATCAAGATGCTCAATGAGATGGCCAAGACCGACATCCGTGCGGTCCACAAGCTCATCGATCCCCCGATCTTGCTGCATGATGACGGCATCTTGGGTGGTGGCTCCATGACCGTGAACATGCGTCCCGGTGGTTTGAACGTGGGTGGTGTGAACCGCAACGGTCAGGCCATGATGCAACCGTTTGGTACTGGCGCTCGTGTTGACATCAACGAAAACAAGATGCAACAGCGCCGCGACAGCATCGATGATGCGTTCTTGGTCACCCTGTTCCAAATCTTGGTGGACACACCACGCATGACCGCGACTGAGGCGTTGATTCGTGCTCAGGAAAAGGGCATGCTGTTGACTCCTACCATGGGCCGCCAACAATCAGAATCCCTTGGTCCATTGATCGAGCGTGAGCTTGACCTGTTGGCATTCCATGGCAAATTGCCACCCATGCCTCAGATCTTGATTGATGCCGGTGGTGACTATGAGATCACCTACGACTCACCAATGAGCCGCATGCAGCGTGCTGAAGAGCTGGTGGGTGTGCAGCGCACGATGGAGCTGTTGGCCCCGTTTGCGCAGATGGACCCAACTGTGCTGGACGTGTTCGACAAGGACCAACTCGCACGATTGACCGCAGAAGTGTCTGGTGTGCCAACGCCTATCCTGCGCAGCCCAGATGCTGTTGCAGAGATTCGCGCACAGCGTGCGCAGGCCGAAGCCGATGCCGCCATGGTTCAAGCTGCCCAGCCCATTGCTGGCGCAATGAAGGACGCTGCACAAGCCAACCAGTTGCTTCAAGGACAGTAATTGACAATCAATCCAATGACTCTAATTCGACGCCGTGCCTACAAGGCGGCGTTCAACAGTCCAGAAGGCCGCAAAGTCTTGGCCGACCTTCGGAGATTCTGCCGGGCAAACATGCCCACCGCAGACATCAACAATGTCCAAGCAACGTATCTCCTCGAAGGTCGACGCGAGGTGTGGTGCCGCATTCAGGCTCACCTTCAACTTACCGAAGAGGATGTTTACACACTGATCGAGGAATATCCAAATGAGTGACCCTACTGCCGCCCAACCGGGCGATAACGGTGGTGCCAATAACGGTGCTGCTGGTGCCGGTAATCCATCCCCATGGAATGCAGGTTTCGACGAAGACACCAATGCCTATGTCAGCAACAAAGGCTGGCAAGGTGTTCCCGATATTTTGAACAGCTATCGCAACTTGGAAAAGTTTGCCGGTGGTAGCAAAAATCTTTTGGAACTGCCCGGTGCTGATGCTGATGCAACAGCGCTTGATGCGTTCTACAACAAGTTGGGCCGCCCAGAGTCGCCCGATAAATACGGTCTCAAAATGCCTGACGGTGGTGATGCTGAACTGTCCGAATGGTTCAAGCAAAATGCCCACAAGACAGGTTTGACCGACAAACAAGCAGCAACGCTGTTTGACGCATGGAACGAAATGACCTCCACGCGCACACAAGCGATGCAGCAACAAGCTCTGGCAAGCTCAGAGCGCGAAATCGCAGACTTGCAAAAAGAGTGGGGTCAAGGCTACGAAGCCCAGATCGACTCAGGCAAGCGTGCGGTGGCAGCCTTGGGTTATGACGCTGAAAAGCTCAACGCTCTTGAGAGCAAGATGGGCACAGCTGAAATGCTGAAACTGTTCGCTGCTGTTGGCTCCAAGATGGGTGAAGACTCATTCGCTGACGGCAACCGCTCGGGCAATACCACCTTCGGTCTCACACCTGCTGCTGCAAAGCAACAGATCGCTGATCTGAAGATGGACAAGAACTTCATGGGTGAGTATTTGAACGGCAACAAAGATGCTGTCGCAAAGATGCAACGCCTGATGGGATTCGCACATGCCTGATCTTCACGAAATTCGCTTGCGGATTCTTGAAGCTGTGCTTCCCCAAGCTACCCGCGTGGCGCTTGGGGAACCTGACCACATCGTGACAGTTTGTACACATTTGGAAAAATATGTGCTAGACTCCGCGCAAATCGGTGAGAAGTTATCGGACTCACCAACCAAACGTCCACCGGGTCGGCCCTCTATCAAGGGGACAACCAACCACGAGTCGAATGGCAACCTCGGCCCCGCTACTGGTGGATAAGTCGAATCAACCGCCCGATTTTTGATTCAACTTTTTTGGAGTATTCACCATGAGTGACCAAATTTCTACTGCCTTTGTGCAGCAGTACACCACAAACGTTGGTTTGCTGTTGCAACAACGCGGCTCTAAGCTGCGTGACGCCGTCTCTGTGGGTTCTTACACTGGTAAGGCCGCTAAAGCTGTTGAGCAGATCGGTTCTGTAACCGCTCAAGCTCGTACAAGCCGCCACAGCGACACTCCCCTGATCTCGACTCCTCACGATGCTCGTTGGGTTTTCCCAACTGACTATGAGTGGGCTGACTTGATCGACGACCAAGACAAATTGCGCATGCTGATCGATCCGACCAGCCCATACGCAATCAACGGTGCTTACGCCTTGGGTCGCGCAATGGATCAATTGATCGTTGACGCTGCTTTGGGTACAGCCAAGACCGGTGAAAACGGTACAACCAGCACTTCGTTCGCTACAGCCACTCAACAAGTGACTGTCGGTGGTACACCAGTTGGTTTGACTGTTGCCAAGCTCCGCTCTGCCAAGAAAATCTTGTTGTCGAACGAAGTTGACATGGAAATGGACCCTCTGTACATCGCCGTGACTGCCAAGCAGTTGGACGACTTGTTGGGCACCACCGAAGTGACTTCTTCTGACTACAACACCGTGAAAGCATTGGTGCAAGGTCAAGTTGACACATTCATGGGCTTCAAGTTCATCCACACTGAATTGTTGGGTGTGAACGGTTCGAGCCATCGTCGTGTTGTTGCTTGGGCTAAGTCCGGCATTCACCTCGGCATGTGGAACGACATCAATTCCAAGATCGACCAACGCGCTGACAAGTCGTATTCGACTCAGGTGTACGTCAAGGGTACCTTTGGTGCCACACGTACCGAAGAGAAGAAGGTCGTTGAAATCTTGTGCGCTGAGTAATAGGAGAAATAATCATGGCTCAAACTTACGCAACCGAGATTTCCGGTCAATCTGCAACTCCCGTCACCATGGCAAATGGTGGTGTCGTTGGTGGCCGTCTGCGCCGCTTCCGCGCCACTGTGACCTTGGCTTCGCAAGCATCTGGCGACACAATCGTGTTGACCAAAGTGCCTGCTGGCTATGCGTTCGCATACGGTGTGATCAACGCTTCTGCAACCTTGGGTGCTTCTGCAACCTTGGCCATCGGTAACGCTACAACAGCCGGTAAATACCGCGCTGCTGCTGTGTTTACCGCTGCTGCACCAACATTGTTTGGTGACGTTGCTGCACAAGACGATGTTGCTCTCACCACACAAGAAACAGTCCTCGCTACAGTTGGTGCTGCTGCTCTCCCAAGCAGCGGTACTCTGTGTGTTGACTTGTTCTTCTCGGCTCCCTAATTAGGGAAAACCGGACAAGGGGCTTCGGCCCCTTGTCTCATTTTTTCAGGTGACGCTATGCCCTCAGTCGTTGACATTTGCAATAAATCCCTCGACAAACTGGGACATGGACCGATCACCAGTTTAGAAGACGGAACCAAGGCGGCAAACCTTTGCCTGCGCAATTGGCACATCATTCGTGATCAAGTGCTGCGCGACCACCCTTGGAATTTTGCCGTTAAGCGCTCTGTGTTAGCGCCGAGTAGTGACACCCCTGCGTGGGGGTTCACATATAAATTTCCACTCCCTGCTGACAGTCTGCGACTCTTGGAAGTCCGTGATATGTCGACAGCTGAGTACCAAGTCGAATCTGGCCACATCATGGCCAATGATGACGCGCTCTACATTCGCTACACCCGCAAAGTCACCGACCCGAACGAGTTTGATGCTCTGTTTGTCGACACGGTGGCCACGCGCTTGGCGTTTGAAATCTGCGAAGCATTGACTCAAAGCAACTCGAAGAAATCCGAATTGTGGAGCGAATACGATGACAGCATCACTCGTGCCAAACGTGCGGATGGGCAAGAAAACCCACCCGTGATGTTTGAAGAAGACGAGTGGATCAACGTGAGGTATTGAGATGGCTAAAGCCTCACCAATGCAAAACTCATTCAACGCGGGTGAACTGTCACCTCAGTTGAAGGGTCGTGCTGACATCGACAAGTACAAAAACGGTTGTGACACCATGACCAATTTCTTGCCGCAGATTTACGGACCTGCACGCAAGCGCCCGGGCACTCGATTTGTCAACGAGGTCAAGACATCCAGCAAGGCCACCCGCCTTGTGCCCTTTGAATACAGCACTGAGCAAGCCTACGCCATTGAATTTGGCGAATACTACATCCGCTTCCACTCTGAGGGTGGTACGGTATTGAGTGGTGGCGTGCCATATGAGATCGTATCGCCTTATAGTGAAGCAGATTTAGAAAATCTTGATTTTGCTCAATCGGCTGATGTGATCTACATCTCTCACCCAGACCACGCACCACGCAAACTTGGTCGCTACGGTCCAACCAATTGGACACTCACTGCTGTCACGTTTACATGGCCACCGTTCAACGATGAAAATACCGATGCAACGACCATCACCGCGTCAGCAGTGACAGGGACAGGCATCACATTGACAGCATCTGCCGCATTATTCAGCAGCAGCATGGTGGGCACCTATTTCAAATTTGAAGAGGTCATTGAGTCCAAATACGACATTTGGGAAGCCAACAAGGCTGTGACCTCCGGCGCGTTTCGTCACTACGATGGTCACTTGTACGAAGCGACCTCGAGTGGTACTACCGGCAGCCGCCCACCCATTCATTTCAAAGACAGTGAAAGCGATGGTGTAGTTACTTGGGCTTTCCGTCATGATGGTGCAGGCTATGCGCAGATCACTGCCTACACCAGCACCACTGTGGTCACCGCAACTGTGGTTAAGCGTTTACCTGCATCAGCCACCTCCGGCACAATCAAATGGGCTGAGGGTGCGTGGTCTACAAATCGTGGCTACCCAACATCCGTGACTTTCTATGAAGACCGCTTGTGGTTCGCAGGCTCTGCTGCACGCCCCCAAACAATCTGGGCGTCTGTGACAGGTGACTATGAGAACCACAAATACGGCACAAGCGCCGACGATGGTCTGAACTTCACGATCAACACGCAGGACATGAACACAATCGAGTGGTTGTCGCCGGGCAAAGTGTTGTCGATCGGTACGGCCAATGGTGAGTTCACGCTGAGTGCAACCAACCTGAACGATGCTGTCACGCCAACAGACGTGCTGATCAAGCCGCAGACAACCTACGGCAGCAGCGCATTTGTTCGCCCCATCCGCGTGGCCGGTTCAATCTTGTTTGTGCAGCGTGCTGGCCGCAAGCTGCGCGAGTACACCTACAACTTTCAGACCGATGCGTACATTGCGTCAAACCTGACTGTGTTGGCCGAGCACATCACCAAGACAGGCATCTTGGACCTTGCCTACCAACAAGAGCCGTATCAGATCGTCTGGGCACCCTGCGTTAACGGTGAGTTGATCGGTCTGACCTTTGAGCGTGCTGAGGAGGTTGTGGGCTGGCATCGTCAAGACATCGGTGGTGCTGTTGAATCAGTGGTGGCATTGCCGCACTGGGACGGTGACCAAGACGTGCTCTGGATGATCGTCAAGCGCACCATCGACGGCACAACCAAGCGCTACATTGAGTACATCGAGAAATACTACTCTGACGAGTACGCGTATTTTGTCGACTGCGGTCTCACCTACGATGGTGTGCCAGCCGATGAGATTTCTGGCCTTGACCACCTCGAGGGTGAGGAAGTGGCTGTCCTTGTGGACGGCGCAGTTCATCCGAACGTGACTGTGACGGGTGGTTCAGTGACTCTTCAGTATGAAGGGTCCGTGATCAACATTGGCCTGCCCTACACAGCCACCGTCAAGACCATGCCCATGGAAGCTGGTGCGTCTGACGGCGTTGCTCAGGGTAAGACCATGCGTGTGAACAACATCGTGATGCGCCTGCATGAGACAGGTCCGGGTCTTTGGTACGGTCCCAATGAGACCCACATGGACGAGTACCATGTGCGCCGCACCACCAACAACATGGACGAACCCGTCCCATTGTTCACTGGTGACACCGCGTTGCTGCCTTGGCCGGGCGAATATCAGCAGTCCCCGCAGATCACAGTGCAACACCGCCTGCCGCTACCATGTACACTTGTGGCTGTCATGCCGCAGGTATTTACTTATGATCGTTAAGCCTTGGAAAAAGGGAGACACTCAACGACTGTCTCTTCAGTCAAACCAGACCTATCACGAAGACACGCTCAACGAAGAAACTGATTTTTCTGAGCTGTCTGATCAAGGTCTGGCGTTGACATTTGAGCACGATGGTGAGGTAATGATGATTGCAGGTCTTGCCCCTCAGTGGGCCAACCGAGCAATTGCGTGGACCCTGATCTCAAAGAATGCGGGTAGGCATTTTGTCGAGCTGCATCGCTACGTTGACAACTTCCTCAACACGTCCGATTTTGATCGCATCGAGTCGATGGTTGACGCTGGGTTTGAGGCAGGACATCGTTGGATGAAGATGCTCGGATTTGAGCTTGAGGGTTACATGCGCAAGTACCGCCCAGATGGTGGTGACATGGTGCTCTACGCGAGGATAAGACAATGAGTAGCTGGTTAAAACTTGGAGGCGCTGGGCTTGAGGCCAAGGGCGTTCTAGAAGAAGGCATGGCCGCATATGACGCTGGCCAATACAACGCTGCGTCATCCCGCACTCAGGGTGTCGTGGAAGAAAACCGCCGCCGCACAGCCGGTAAAAAAGAAATTAGTAAAACTCGCACAGGTATCGCCAAGTCTGGTGTTACTTTTGAGGGCACACCTTTGAACGTGCTTGTTGAGTCAGCAGCCAATGTTGAAATTGACGCACTCAACGCACGGTGGTCGGGTGAACAACGTGCGAAAATGGAAGAGTACAAGGGGTATTCTGCCTACAAAGCATCTCAGCTTCGCGCCACTGCCATTCTGGCTAAAGGGACTGCTGACTTTCTTGAATCAGGCGAAAAAACAGCTAAGGCTGGAGGATAAATCATGGCGAAATTACCGGTTTACGAACAACAAACACGAGCTGAAACACCTGTTGCCACTGCTGAAAGCATGGGTGGTGGTATGGGTCGCGCAACTCAAGACATTGGTCGCACGTTGGCTGACATTGGTGAAACCATGCAGCGCCGTGAGAGCACCATTGACCGAGTCCAAAAACTCAACACGTTTGATCAAGAAGCTGTTACCAGCCTCGAGGCTCTACAGTCCGACGAGAGTATTTCCTCCAAGTCGACACTGGACAAGTACCAACAGACTCTGCGCCAACGTGGTGATGAGTTGGTTGCCAAACACACAGGTTCTGGTGAGAGCCGTGCAGCACTTCGCGCACAAATCGAGAACCAGATCGGCCAGTACACCAAGTCTGCCATGGGTGCCCAGATCAAGGCCCAGCACAGCCTGATCGGTAAATCAATCGAAAAGTCTGCCAATGCCTTGGCTTTGACTGCGGGCATGGCCCCTGATCAGTACATCAACGCGCTGTCCCAATTCGACTCTGATCTGAGCCAGTTTGATGGTTCGATCCCCAAAGATTTGATGGACCAGTACCGCGAGTCTGGCCGTTCACAGATCGCCACAAACGCTGTCAACAGCTTGATCCAGAGCAGCCAGTACGACAGTGCCAAAGCGCTCATGTCAGACCCGACCATTGCCCCACTGCTCACCGCAGATGCAGGTCGTCAGTTCTCCATGAACATTGCCGTGGGCACTTACAAGAAAGAACAAGACGTTGCTCGTCAAAACCAGAACGTGGCCAAGTACACCATGGCGCTGGGTCGCAACCTGACACCAGAAGAGCAGATCAAGGTGCGCATGCTCCCTGATAAAAAGAACATGACTGCTGCTGACGAGATCATGCAGCTTGAGATCATTCAAGGTAAACCAGCCTCGCAGGCACAGGTCTCTGACATCCTTGGCGTCAAGGGTCAGTTTGGTGACAGCTTGCAGGGCCGTGCTCTCAACTACATCACAGACAACGCAACTCGCTATGCCAACGGCATGATGACCCCAGAAGAGCGCTTGAACTTCGAGGTGTCTTACAACGAAGCGTACAAGCCAATCGAGAAGTCGGACCCTGTGACCGGCATGATCACAAAGATCACACCTGCAATTCCACCATTTATCCAGCAAGCCATGCAGCGTGGCGCACGCTTTGGTGGCGGTGGTGTGGCTGGCGGTGGTGGCGGTGCTCCTCGTCCAGCAGCTGCCCCAGCAATGCCCGGTGGTGGCGGTGGCGCAGCACCCGCAGCATCTAGTGTTGCCCCAGTACAGGCGGGTGGTGGTCAACCAATCCCATCGAACCCAAGCGACCAACGAAGCATTTGGGATCGTCGTGCCAACATCGTAGGCCCCGTGGCCACCGCACGCTCCGCAGTTCAGTCTGTGCCGGGCGTTGGTCCAGCGGCTGCCACATCGATGTTCGGCGCAGAAGAAACCCGTCAAGCTGATGCTGACCGCGTCTACGTTGAAAACGCCTCTCGTGATCTGGTTCGCGTGTTGCAAAACAATCCGAAGTTCGCAGAGGGTGAGCGCAAGGCGATTGAGAAAGAGATCAACCTCGGTCCAGAGATTTTCCGAAGCGTTGAGTCTTATGAGGGCAGGTTGATCGGTATCAACCAATCCCTACAAGACCGCTTGAATGACGCGCAACAAACATTGACATCACAGGTCAGTTTGGAAGAACGCAAGCGTGCAACTGATAACATCAACGCCATCACACAATTCCGTCAAAAGCTGGGTCTGCCCGTAATGGTCAAGACCGCTGAAGACGCGCAACGGTTGGCTCCGGGTACTCGATTCATGGACCCTTCCGGTAACGAATTTACGAAGAGGTAAGCATGGCTGATCCAAAGCGCATTGAACTGACGGGGATGGCGAAACCGGACACGGATTTTTCCAAGTACGGTGACCCAATTCGTAAAGACGCCAACGCTGGTGTCGACTTCTCCCAGTTCGGCACACCTGTCGGCCCAAAGAAGCCAACGAGTGGTGAGCTAGTTGGCGCTGCCAGTGAGCAAGCCTTCCGTGGCGGTTTGGTCAGCGCCGGTGTAGCCGGTGGTGCAATGACAGGTGCGGGCCTCGGCATGATGGCCGTGCCCATTGCTGGTCCTGCCGCTCCCGTGATTGGTGGTCTGGCTGGTGCTGCCTACGGCGCATGGGCTGGTGAAACTGCAGCCTCTGGCTTTGGCATCCAACCTGTTGAAAACCTCCAACCCGGTCTTCGCCCAGCTGGCTACTTCGGTGAAGCCGTTGGTGGCGCAGCCGCATTTGCTGCCGGTCCCTATGCTGCCGCGCGTGCGGGCTACCGCTTCGGTGAGAGCATGGTCGGCAATTTGATGAACACCATCATCGACACGGCCAAGGCAAGCCCATTCAAGTTTGGTCTGGCTGAAGCCACATCTGCCATCTCGGCTGGTGGTGGCGCAGCATTGTCCGAAGCAGCAGCACCCGGTAAAGCTGGCATCCGTGTCACAGCTGAAACCCTTGGTGGCATGTTTAACCCAACTCGCCTGACCATGGACGCTGCCACCTACGTGGGCGGCATGGCCAAGCGCGGTCTTGAGTCGTTCAGCCCAGCAGCTCGAGAAACCTCGGCTGCCAAGACCTTACAAGAGCTATTTAAAGTAACAGGTGAAGACCCTATCATCATCGCCCGCATCCTGCGCGAACAGGGTATCGTGGGTAGCGACAAGCTCACAGCTGCTCAAAAAACGGGCAGTATGGCCCTTGGTGCTCTCGAGGATTGGCTGGCCAAGTCCAGCGCCCAGTTCGGTGCTGAGTCCCAGCAGAAGGCCCGTGACGGCCTCGATGCTATCCGTGGTCAGATTACCCTGTTGAGCAACACTGGCGACCCTGCCGCACTGGCTGCAGCGGCTCAGGCACGCACGGTGTACTTCCGCAACCTGATCACAGCCCGCATGGACGGCGCGTTGCAAGACGCCCAGAAGGCAGCTGCCAAGATCACCACAGACACCCCAGAGGCCCGCGCTCAGTTGAGCGTGATTGCCCGTGACGCCCTGAGCAAATCGATCAGCGATTCGCGCAAGGCTGAGAAGGAATTGTGGGACAAAGTTGACGGCACACGCAAAGTTGGCTTCGACACCCTGCAAAGCACATTCGATGAAAAGGTCGCCGAGTTGTTGCCCGAGGTGCGCAGCCAAAAGCTGCCAACAATCGTGCAGCAGTTCTTGACCCGCGTCAGCGCCGCCAAGGAACCCACGAAGTCGTTGATCATCCTGCCTGAGAACATGACCCGCGTGGGCGCTGCGCCGGAAATGGTGGGCACCACTGTGGGTGAAATGCGTCAACTCAGAGGTGAGCTGCTTGACCTGTCTCGCACTTCCACCAACAACGGTGAGTACGGTCAGGCCAAGATTTACAGCGATCTCGCTGAGTCTGTGCTCGATGACATGGACAAGGCATTCGTGCAGGCTGGTGACACTGCCTACGATGCTGCCCGCACCTTCTCGCGTGAGTTCAATGACACCTTCACCCGCAGCTTTGCTGGCAAGGTGATGGCATCTGGTCGCTACGGTGACCGTATGGCCCCTGAGCTGACTTTGCGCAAGGCGTTGGCCACCGGTAAAGAAGCTGGCGCGATCCAACTCGAGGAGCTGGAAACAGCCACCCGATTTATGGTGACCCGTGGCTTGGCTGACGACACCAACGTGCGCAACATGCTCGATGCCCAAGAGCGCATCATTCGATTGGCCGCATCCGACACAGTGAACCCACTGACCGGTAAGGTGGACCCAACTCGCGTGAGCAAGTTCATCAAGGACAACGAAATCTTGATGAAGCGCTTCCCTGAGATCAAGAATGACTTGACCCTTGCTGTGACCTCTGAGCAGGCAGCCCGCCGCATGGAGAGTTTGGCCAAGGGTCAGATCGATGTAATCGACAAGCAGAAAGCCTACGGTCGCATGCTTGCCTCAGACCCCGTCGAAATGGCCAGCAAGGCCCTTATTTCGACGAACCAAGAGCAGCAGTTGACCAACCTCATCAACATCGCCAAAGCGGGCTATACGCCCCGTGGTGGTGTGCCGGGCCTCAAGCCCGCAGAGGCACTGGATGGATTCCGCGCTTCGGTCTACGATGCTGCGATTCGTCGCGGTACAGACAAGAATGGCGTCTTGAACATCGCACAGACCAAGAGTCTGCTGTTCGTGCCGTCAGTGCCCGGTCAGAAGTCACCGATCCAAGTCATGCAAGACGCTGGTGTGGTGGATGCCAAGCATGTGGCGAACCTCAAGAAGATGTTCGACACGGCTGAGGCTATCACCCGTTCACAGCAGTCCGGTACGGCCATTGACATCAAGACCGACCTGACCGATGCGGCCATGGTGACCATAAGCCGTGTGGTGGGTTCAGCTGTTGCCGGCAAGGCTGCCAAGATGGCAGGCTCGGCCAGCCCATCCTTGATCATCCACGGTGCAGGCGCACGTTTGGCCGAGACCGTGATGACCAAGTTGCCCACACAAAGCGCCCAAAAGTTCCTGATCGAAGCAGCCAATGACCCACAAAAACTGGCCATGTTGCTCGAGAAAGTGACAGACCCTGCAAAACAGGCAGCACAAGCTCGTCAAATCCACGCATGGCTTGTACAATCAAATCTGGTGAACGCTCAGAATCTGGTTGCTCCGACTTACGAGCAACAGCCCGAGCAAACGCCATTCTTCACACAACCTCGCTAATTGAGGACTGACGATGACAATCAGCACCACAGCATCTCGAATTTCATACAACGGTAATGGGGCAACCACCGCGTTCAGCTTCCCTTACCGTTTTCTTGCAAATGGTGATTTGACAGTCATCAAGGTTGCAGCAGATGGCACTGAGACCACACTCACACTGAACACCAACTACACCGTCACAGGTGCAAATGAGGACGCTGGTGGAACGGTCACCCTGAGCGTGGCCCCATTGTCTGGTCAGCGAGTGGTGATTTTCCGTTCCGTGTCGATCACTCAAGAGGTTGACTACATCACCGGTGACCCATTCCCCGCTGAGACACATGAGCGTGCTCTTGACCGTTTGACCATGGTTGCCCAGCAGCAGCAAGATGCGATCGATCGCTCTGCCAAGCTGTCTGAGACCAGCACCGCTGATGCCGATACCTTGATTGCCAACATCAACTCGTTGGCCGCGATTGAGGATGATGTGAGCGCTGTGGCTGCGATTGACACAGACGTGAGCGCAGTGGCTGCTATCGACTCGGATGTCACAGCAGTGGTTGGAAACGCAACCAACATCAACGCTGTTGCAGGAAACGCCACCAACATTAACACGGTGGCTAGTAACATCAGCAGCATCAACACCGTTGTGACCAACATTGTCGACATTCAAAACGCTGAAGAGAATGCAGACGCCGCTATTGCTGCACAAGCTGCTGCAGAGGCTGCACGCGATCAGGTGCTGGCCGTCTATGATTCATTCGATGATCGTTACCTTGGCAGCAAGACAAGCGACCCAACTGTTGACAATGACGGCAATGCGCTTGTGGGGGGTGCAATCTATTTCAACAGCGTGTCTGGTGTGATGCGTCTTTACACCGGTAGCGCATGGGTCGCGGCCTATGTGCAAGGTGTGGCCAGCAGCATTGGATTTACACCCGCTGGCGGCATTGCTGCTACAAACGTGCAAGCGGCAATCGAAGAGGTGGATAGCGAGGCTGCGAAGCTGGCTGTTGCTCAATCATTCACCAAAGCACAGCGTGGTGCAATCACAGCACTGACAGATGGCGCTACGATCACCCCCGACTTTTCGTTGGCAAACAACTTCTCTGTCACTCTTGGTGGCTCACGCACATTGGCTAACCCAACCAACTTAACTGCTGGTCAATCAGGTGTCATCGTCATCACTCAAGATGGCACTGGCTCGCGCACCTTGGCTTACGGCAGCTACTTCAAGTTTGCTAACGGAACTGCTCCATCATTGACAACAACTGCATCGGCTGTCGATGTGCTGGCATACTATGTTGAAAGTTCAAGTCGTATCACTGCACGTTTGATTGGCGATGTGAAATGAGCGTAATTAACCAAAACCTGCTACTTACACCAGAGGGCTACCAGATTAGCCGCTCTGTGCGTCTGCGCTCTAGTGCAAGTGCGTATTTGAATCGCACACCTGCAAGCACTACCAACAGACAAACTTGGACTTGGAGTGCTTGGATAAAGCGTGGAGCAGTTGATTCTGGCTTGTATGTTCCTTTTTCTTTTGGAGATAACTCTGGCGGCGCTACGGATGTTGGAGCGTTTGCAAGATTCAATGGCAATGTTTTGGAATTTGCTGAGGCTCATTCTGGTGTCAATAGTTTTGCATTGACTACAACTCAAGTATTCCGTGATCCATCAGCTTGGTATCATTTTGTTTTTTCTGTTGATACCACTCAAGCAACAGCATCTAACAGATTGAAAATATTTGTAAACGGCACACAGATAACTGCGTTTTCAACAGCAACATATCCATCGCAAAATTTTAATACATCCGCTAATCAATCTGGGAACGCCCAGCGTATTGGTGTAATTGACGTTGATGGAACTGTTACTGGTCAATACTATGATGGCTACATGACTGAGGTTCAGTTCATTGACGGTCAAGCCCTGACGCCTTCCAGCTTCGGTGAAACCGATGCAGTTACTGGCGTGTGGAAGCCTAAGAAGTACGCTGGCACATACGGCACAAACGGCTTCTACCTGAACTTCTCTGACAACAGTGCAGCAACAGCCACGACTATCGGTAAAGACTACTCAGGTAACGGTAATAACTTCACGCCTACCAACATTAGCGTCACTGCTGGCGCTACCTACGACTCAATGCTTGATGTACCTACGATGTGGGCTGATGGCGGGAATGGGCGGGGAAATTACTGCACGTTGAATCCGTTGAAGCTAGGCCCATCGTTCACGTTGTCAAACGCCAACCTTTCCCTTTCATCGTCTCTATCGACCAACCACCAGTCCTTCGGAACTATCGGCGTCACAAGCGGGAAGTGGTATTGGGAAGTCCTCGTTGAATCTGCGCTGGAGACGTATATTGGTGTGGCAACCGATTCTGCTTCCTCATCTAGTTGGACTGGAGCCGAAGCAGTAAGCTGGTCATATCGAAACTTGGGCAGCAAATACAACGCAGGAACGCCAGTGGCGTATGCAGCTACCTACACGACAAATGATGTGATTGGTGTTGCTCTCGATATGGATGCAGGGACACTCACGTTCTACAAAAACGGAACAAGTCTAGGTCAGGCATACAGTGGCATCACTGGAGTAATTCTTCCTGCGCTTTCACCTTTCGCGTCTGGCGCAGCTCTCAGCGCCAATTTCGGCCAACGCCCATTCGCCTACACCCCACCCACAGGCTTCAAGGCGCTGAACACGCAGAACTTGCCTGATGCGACTATCAAGAAGGGCAACCAGTATTTTGATGCTACGACTTACACGGGTACTGGCGCAGCACAGAGCATCGTCAACAGCGGTGCTATGCAGCCTGATTTAGTTTGGTTGAAGGCGAGGTCGCAGGCATATTTCCATAATTTGAATGATTCTGTTCGCGGAACAAACAAGCGTCTATTCTCGAACACTACTGATGCGGAAGACACAACAGCTAATTGCTTAACAGCCTTCAACAGCAACGGGTTCACTGTTGGCAGTAACCAAGGCATCAACGAAAACACCACGACAATGGTGGCGTGGCAATGGAAAGAAAGCGTCTCTGCTGGCTTTGATATCGTGACCTACACGGGCAACGGTGTTTCAAATAGAACTGTGTCACATAGTCTTGGCGTAGCGCCAAAGATGATAATCGTCAAAGACCGTGATTCAAACTCCAATTCAAACGATTGGTTTGTTTGGCACACATCTTTAGCAGCAAACAACAATCTGTTGTTGAACACTACAAACGCAACGGTAAACGTAGTGTCTGGCAGTGCTGGTGGCGGCATTGGATCATCACCAACAAGCAGTGTCTTTACGTTGCAGAACGGTACAAGCAGCAACGTCAACACAAATGAAAGCGGTGATAACTATGTCGCCTACCTATTCGCCGAAGTCGCTGGCTTCTCCAAGTTCGGCAGCTACACAGGCAACGGGTCTACTGATGGGCCGTTTGTGTATCTTGGGTTTAGGCCAAAGTTTGTGATGATTAAGTGTAGTTCTGCGTCTGGCACAAATTGGACCGTGTATGACACAAGCAGGAACCCATCAAACGTAAGTGACTTGGTAATATATGCAAATTCATCCTCAGCAGAAGCCAGCGGTATTACATACCCGCACGCAATAGACATACTGTCAAACGGTTTTAAAACCAGAAATTATGATGCAACGTATGGCGTAAATATAAACACATCTGGCGCTACTTACATCTACGCAGCCTTCGCTGAAAACCCATTCAAGAACTCGCTCGCACGTTAAGGACTGACAATGTTTAAACTGAACAACACACCAATCGGCTTAGATCAGCCTTTCACAACTGAAGACGGTACTCAATACCCTGCAAACTGGCTTCGTTTGGCTTCTCCTGAAGAACGTGCTGCCATTGGCATCACAGAAGTAGCCGATGCAGCAACATGGGATGATCGTTTCTATTGGGGCGTAAACGCTCCAAAGTTGCTTGAAGACCGTGAGGAATCAGACGAGCAAGGCAATCCTTTGTTTGTGCAAATCTACGATGCCGCAACTGAAAGCATGGTTGATTCTGACAAACGCTTGGTCACTAAAGGCTTGAAATCAGTCTGGTCTGCACAGATAAAAGACACCACAAACAAGCTGCTTGCTGGTACTGATTGGATGGTGATTCGCAAAGCCGAGCGCGATGTTGCAATTCCTGCGGCTACCGTGACCTACCGCGCTGCTGTACTGACCGAATGTGACCGCTTGCTGGCTGCTATTGCTGGTGCTGCTGACGTGGCTGAACTCGCAGATGTTGTGGGTGCTCAAAACTGGCCAGAGGTGAAGTGATGGACAACCAACAACTCTTCAACATGGTGGTGTGTGTTGCTGGCTTCTTGGCCGTGTACACACTCAACAATTTGACTCGCAAGATTCAGCGACTCGAAGATGAGATGAAGACTCTGCCACATGACTATGTGCAGAAGGACGACTATCGCGCTGACATGCGTGATGTGAAAGAATTGCTCAAGCAAATCTTCGACAAGCTGGACGGCAAAGCAGACAAGTGATGTGGGGCCAGAGATTGTCATTGCTCTTCAAGCCATGCGTGGCGCGTGGGCTGGCATTCAGTTCTGCTGCGATTGCCTTCGTGAAGGGTCTGTTGAAATCCAAAAAGTCAAAAAGACTGTCGAAGGTGGAGTCACTGACGCAAAGAAAATCTACGCCGAAGTCACTGGCATCTGGGGATGGCTCAAGGGTCTACTGGGTACGGCTCCTAAACATCATGGAAGCTCTGGCCCCAAGCAATCCGAAGCCACCGCAGAAGCCCAGCCTGTGGCGAAAAAGAAAGCCAAAGCCAAAGACGAGTATGTCGACCACATCCCAAGCCAAGATGAAATTGTCCAACAGTTCATTGGCCATGTCGGTGAGTGGTTCGACAACTATCACACGCTGAAAACGTACACCGAGAAGCGGTATGCGGAAGTTTTTGGAAAGGACGAAATCGACCAGAAAGAAGTTCTAGAGCTGACGCAGTTGCAGGTTGAGGTTGACTCAGCCTACCCAGCATTGATGAGCTTGATGACAACCAACGCACCTTGGCAGCTCGGCCCAATTTGGAGCCAGTTCAAAGAGATGCAAGACAAGGTCAAGGTTGGTCAAGCAGCTCGGCAGATGAAGCAAAAGCGCGAGAAGGCCAAGCGGGATGCCATAGCTGCACAGAAACGCAGCGATGACATCGATCGAAACATGACTTGGTTTTGGGCAATTGTGACGGTCTTTTACTTCTGGACGTTGATGGGAGCAGTATGGATAAGCGCGAATTCAACGCCATAACTTTCCTTCTGTGTCTGGTGATTGGCATCTTACTTGTCTTGATGTTTTTGTTTTTACTCGAAGACAGAAAGATGAAGGGTGAGTTGAAGAATAGCACTCGCGAGAATCAAAAGGCGGCGTTGGTGCTGCGTGAAGAACGTGAGAAACTTGAGCGTGTTTTGAAGCAACTAAAGGAGAAAGAAAGTGATTGATCTTTTAAAGATGTGGCTGATGAAGCCAAAAGAAAAACCAACAGTCGAAGAGATTGAGGTGCAGGTGTGGGCCTTCGTGGTTCGCTCGATCACAATCATGGTGATGGTCATCGCATTCGGTGTGCTCTGGCTGATCGGCTTCGAGAAGCAGGACGAAGTGCTTGCGCCAATTGACAGTGTGTTCCTCGAGATCCTCAAGGCCATCGCATTCATGGGTGTGGGCACATTGGGTGGTATCTCTGGTCGCAAAGCCACAGCAGCCATTGCACAAGCGATTGCTGGAAAGCCAGACGATGGACAGCCTTCTTAAACTGCTAGGCAGTGCAGCCCCAGCACTGGCCACTGCGGTGGCCGGTCCCATGGGTGGCATGGCCGTCAAGGCCATTGCTGACAAGCTGGGTGTGCCTGCGTCCATTGGTGAGGTGATTAAGGCTTTGGAGTCAAACCCAGAGCTGGCGCTAAAACTCAAAGAGATTGACACTCGCGCATTCGAAGCTGAAACCAAAGCCGTCAGCGAACGCTGGCAGGCTGACATGGCCAGCGACTCTTGGTTGTCGAAGAACATTCGACCAATGACGCTGATCTACATTCTGTCTGCCTTCATCCTGATGGCGGTGGCAGATG